TTGTCAATCGGATGGAAACCGTCTGGATCAGGATCACCCATCTCCAACTCGGCGCTGTCTACAGCCGTTTTAGAATCTTCGTTCTTATCACGCCTACTACGCTCACCCAAAAGTTTCGCTCTGATCTGCTTCTTACTCGGAGACATAGGTGGCGTCTTTGGATCGTTCAAGTCCTTGTTGAAGCTCTCAATATACCCATCAAGTTCTTCGTCTGTCAAACTTACTATAAATGTCTCATCTGAATCGCCAAACGGATCAGAGGTTACATTTATAGAGTTATTACGTTCCTGCGTGTAACCATTGACAGACAAGTCTTTAGAAGTTGGAGGTGACTTAGACTCGCCACGTTGCTTACTTCGTATAGCCTGAATCTGCTCCATCTGCTTAATCCGGTTTTTCATACCGTAAGCAGTCTCACCATCAGCCTCCCGTTGCTTCTTATACTCAATATGTGCCTGCTTATAGCTTTCTAACTCTTCATCAGAAAGACTATTGATAAACTCCAAGTTCTTCATCTTGCCACGTTCTTTTTTGAACCCGTCAGGACCATAATCTTTAGGAGTCTTAGGCAAATCAGCAGCAGGAGTTTCTATGTTTACGCCACCGGGAACATCAACATCGCCAGGAACATTAGCGTCAGCCGGAGGGTCTTGAGGAGGCTTCAGTGAACTTACAATAGAATCACGACGGTTCGGCGCAAGACGACCAATGAAATCTTCGTAATCGTCATCAAAACGCAACTCGTCTTGGGCACGCTTCAACTCGTTAAGTTCTAACCAGTCATTATAACGACGGCGCTCAAGACGGGCGTCCTTATCTTTCTTGTTGGCTTTTAGATACTTCCGAATATCTTTTTCAGAAAAATCATTAATATCTTTGTTTAGACGATTAGCCCAAAACGATGACAACTCATTAAACTCACTCTGAATTGCAACGTCTAACTTCGTCTTGTCATCATCAGACAAGTCTTTAAGCTCAGGAACATCAACCTTCTTACGACGGCCACCAATAGACTGCTGCGCAAAGTTGTCCACATTCTTAGGCTTCCGAGGAGAATCAAACTTTTTCGGAGCCTTCGGAGCCGAAGCAGCAGACGCAGCAGGACGACGGTTCTCACTTCGGTCCCGACGAGATGTATCAGGATCAACAAAATTAGCAATCCGGTCCAAAATACCAGCAATTGAATCAAGTATGCGCTTGCCCATCTTGCGGTCATTGTCAGTCTTCGGAGGATTGTCCGTAAGACGACCGGCCTCTAAACCAGCAGCCTTCTCCACAGCCTTATAGGCTTTTTGAAGCTCAGGAAGATCAGGGTTATTAAAGTCTTGTCCATTAACAACATTCTTTAAATTATCTAAAGCGTCAGCTAAAGGCGCACCCCCCAAAAGGTTACGATCTTCATCTGTCAACTCAGCAGCATTCCGTCGATCCTGAATACTCGGACCAATCCGACCCGGACGCTTATCCTCCGTCTTGTCCAAAACGCTAGCCATTTTGTCCATAACGTCAGCAAGCTTATTTAAAGAATTATCGTACTTCTCCTTAACAGCAGAACCCAAACGCTCACGACGGGAACCACGCTCCTGACGACGTTTACGCCGACGTTCCATACCGTCCTCAATACGGGTACCAAGGTCAACCAAACTGTTAACCACTGTTCGTGGAAGGGAATAGCCACAGTTCCGGCCAAACTGGTCAGTAATACGACCACCATATCGAGTACCGGGAGGGCACTGATATCGGTTGAGACCCGGATTGAACATTGCACGAGCACGCCCACCAGCACGACGCTTCTTAAACTGAATGTTGTCTCGGCCCTCCGCAAAAATAGCGGCCCGAACTTCAATCAAGTCGTGATAATTGGCCGTTCGGTGCGTCAGCGCCGTGATCGTCTTGGTGGATAAGAAAAAAGGGTTTACCGATTTCTCCTCCGAAATCATCTCATAGACCGGAGCGTTCTTTGCTCGGCGTGGCGCAGAACGAGACAGGAACGTATCGTAAACCCACTGCGGAACACTCAGAGTTTTACCGCCTGCCGTTTCAACACGAATCAGTTTGTTCTTGTTATCCGCAACCTCAAACTTATTGTTTTTCAGTTCACCAAAGTCTACCGAGAACCTACCATCGGACCTATCTGCATAGTCACGGATTCCGGCGCTTGGGTCAGGTAAATTAGCTGCCCGACGCATAGAAGTAGGGAAACTTCTACGAAGACTATCTACTTCGGTAGGTGTCAACTCGCCACCGACCCTGCTAATCTTTACTGAACCCGACTCAGGGATGTCAACATAAACATCACGAAGACCTGTAGAAAACGCAGGAACAATGTCCTTACCAATCTGCCCGGAAGTATACCGATCAATTAGAGTACCATCAGCTAAATCGTCAAACTCGTCAAGCTTACCCAAAGCCTGCAAAGAAACAACAGGTTCCAAAATAACGCCGTCACGCCTAACAGCACGCAAACTGAAATCGGCCTCGTCTGCACGGGACAACACATTGTTGATAGAGGTCTGCCTCCGGGTGGGGCTACCCTTCTTGGGGGCAACGGGAATCTGAGCCGCACGAATAATATCATAAGGATTACGGTTGCTCCGAAGGTCACCAATCTCCCGAACAAGAGCAGCGTCACGAGCCAACGCAGCCAAAGCTCGCTGCGCCCCAGAAGAAGGTGAGCCTACACCCTTACCAGGAATACCCAAAATTTGAGCACCACAGGTACTGAACTGAGCGTTTGTGAAGGTTCCGCCCTTTTGGAATCCGGGAGGACACCTAAACTTATTACGCACACCACCAGTGCTACGGCTACCACGACGCCCTAGCCCACCAATCAAACGCCTAGCGCTAGGAATACCCGGACGACCACGACCGCCACCGGGTGTTAGTGTTTCATAAATTTGTGATCGGATTGGGCTACGAATATCTGAAATGTCGCCCGGAAGAATAATACTACCAGCCGCTTGAGCGGCCTGGCCTGCACGAGAGTTAGCGCCAAAAATGCCCACTCGTTTTTCATTTACCGCCTCGTTGACAGGGACTTTTAAGGCATACGTAGAAAACATCGCAGCCTTCATATCGACTGCGCCCTGGCGACCCGCAATAGGCTGAACCAGCACGCCACCAAAGTCTCTAGACTCCCGAATTGCGATACGCAAAGGAGACACTTCAATCACCTGATTATGTGAAGAGAGTTCCCCAGACTTTCCCCTACGAGCCGCACTGCTAACACGCCGTACACTACGGCCACGACGCTTACGGCTACCCTTGCCCTTGCCTTTGCCTTCGTTGGGCCACTTGCCCGTGATCTCGTGGTGCAACCAAGCGCAGATTCGCTGAGGCTTGCCGCCAAACTGAGGCTTATCCATGAGGATGACGACACAACGGCGAAAACCGCCAGGCTTCTTCATGATCGGACGCCAGTACTTCAAGAGGTCTTCTAGGTTACCCCTACGTGGCCCTCGTCCACGAGTAAGACTCGTCAGAGCATCAGCGTTAGGCCCGACTTCAGGTCCCACTTTAAGGGTAAAGGCTCCAACCTCTGCTCTTTCAATTTCAGTCAGCATCAGAATCGCCAAACCTCTCTAACGGTCTAAACTCATAAATTACGCCATCGTCCTCTAGGTATTCTACCGCTTCGATGTCTACCGTGGAGCCTAAAACAATCCTGGACCCTACATTAAGTAAGGCTTCGTTAGCGAGGCTAATCCTGCTTCCCACTTCTGCGGGTCTCATAATAGCCTAACCCCCAATCAGGAAAGATCGTCTCCCATCAAACTGCGGAACTCATCTAGAGCGGAAAGCAACTCGGAGTCGTCAGACTTTTCGCCTTCAACCGCTGCCTCGGCTTCTGGCTTCTCAGCTTCAGGAGCTTCGGGAGCTTCATCCTCACTGGAAGCAAAGCCCTCAGGAAGCATTTCCTCAAGACCCAACTCCTTTGCTCGCTTAGCAATGTGGGCTTTAGCAGCGTCAACATCCTTAGCACGCTGGAAAGCGGCCAAGGCATTCTTGAGGTCAGCCTCGTCAGCAATCGGGAATGATCCATCCTCCATAGCTTCACCAGACTCAGCCATTGCCTCACGTTGCTCACGTGAGTACATGCGCTTGATTTCAAGCTCGGCTTCAAGTGCCTTGATCTCTTCCTCTTCGCTCATGTCATAAGCAAAGTCCTCAATCGTGTCGTACTCGTCGTAGCCTAAGACTTTACCCTCTACAGAAACGTAGAAGTCAAAGCTCTTCTTATCGGAGTCAAGTTCAACAACGTACACATCTTCATCAGCGAATACGTCCACCATGATGCCCATTACTTCAGCCAAGGTGTCAAGCTCCATATCATCAAAGGCTTTGACCGCAACGGCTTCTGCGTCAGATGAAGAAATGATGTTCAGTTCCTCGGCTGACTTACCTTCTACCAGGCTCTCGTCAACACGCAACCAACCAAGTTCGTCGCCTTCGCCTGTCAGGAACACTTCAATGCATGTTCCATCCTCGCACTTAACGTCAATGACAAACATATCATCCGTGGATGAGTAACCCGATCCAACAATTTCACCAGGGTGCGCAACTTTAACGACTGACTCAACCTCTGCCAAACCGGGCAGACCGTCTTCTGGAGCGCAACCACCCTGACAGAAATCGCACGGCTGAGCAACAGACTTACGTTGGAACCCGCACAGGAAGTCGTCTGACTTCTCAGCAGCCTCAGGAGCCGCTTCAGGAGAAGCTTCCGGCTTATCTTTAGGCTTAGCGGAACTCAGCTTATCCCACTCGTCATGAGTTGAACAAGGCATGAACTTATCGCCAGCACCATGAGTGCCCTCACAACCTAAGTCGGCAGCACGCTTGAGTGCCTCTTCTTCCGTGTCAAACATGTCTTCGGGGGCCATCTCGCCCTTTTCCTCAACTTCAACAACGTTCTCCTCTAACGCAGTCTCATCGGCCTTCTCTACTGCCTCACCCTTACGCATGGCGCTAACTTCAAGCGGGCTACGGCGGCGATACCGCTTGCCATATCCCTTGCCAGAATCTTCATCAACAACTTCTACTGCCTCGTATGAATCCTTGGCGTCATCGTCAAGACCTTCATACTTTTCTTCGTTAATAAGGTCGTCGTCATCTTCCATCTGCTTCAATCGGGAATCAGTCATGACCATTTCTGGCATTTTCTCTTCGTCATCAGCAACCATCTGCATCATGATTGAGGCGGTCTTCTCGTCAACCGAGTCTGTAATCTCCTCAACGGACTCACCGTCAGTCTCATCAGCAACGACTTCTGCCTCTGCGTCTTCCTTGACTTCGACATCTTCATCTACATCGTCAGCCTTGTAACGGAACATCCAGCCCAAAGGCTCTTTAGTCTCTTCGTTAACAACGTTGATCATCTCATAGCCCTTTTGATCCTCAGGATCAAGCGCAGAAAATGCAGTCTCGTCTAGCAGGTCGCCTGTTTCCACAGCCTCTTTAAAGAGAACTTCAGTCATAAAGACAGGAGCATCGTCCTTCTCGTCTTCAGCAGCATCCTTTTCCTCAACAGAAAGAAGTGCTTCAATTTCTTCAAACTTGTCAAGGTCGTCATTGATATTTTCACTCATTTTGAACTCCTATTGCTCTTGAGTATTTTACTCAACACCGGCAGCAGTGTCAAGGTCCTCGGGCTTGGATACTGAAATATTAGGCTCAAAAGAAAGCACAGCAAGCGCTGAAGCTACCTTCTCAAGCAACTCTTGATGCTCAACCTTTGCCGAGAAGTGCAAGTCAACGCCGTCTTCCGACTTGAACGCAAACACCGGCACTTGTGCAACAGCACTGCTAACATCAAACGACTCCACCTCTGAACACTTAACATGCACAATAAACCCTGAAGTCGCCTTCTCCCCTTGCTCCATTGGGCGAGACATGGGAGCCTCCGTCAAAAAGTTCTCAACTTCGCTAATTAAGCTCAACGTTGCTTCCCGCAAATCGCCTGCTCCACGAATCTTTAGCATCTCATTGTAAGCCATAAGCAATAACGCCATTGGGTCCTTCAAGTAGTCAGGCTTCTGATAACGAATCATGCTGCCCTTCTCCTCCAAGGTATCGCAAGCACATGCGTCCTTCTCTGACTCGCAACCGCAAGCAGCATCCTTGGCTTCATCAACATCCACACCTGCTAAATAGTTATTGTGTGAGTTGATGTTAGCATTCCCATCAAACTTCTTCAATGCTTCCTCATACTCTTCGTGCGTTTCGCACGGCATGTAGCCTCCACCGTGGGAGTGATACCCTGAGCACCCTAGAGTCTTCGACCATGCCAGCGCAATGTCTGGCGTAGCCCACGTCCCCTGCTCGTCGTCATCAGCACGGACCCCCTCAGGCTCTTCAGCGTCTTTTTCGTCCGGGTCTTTAACCATCATTGCTGGTGGGGCCTCATCACCAACGGGGGTGTAAGAAGTCGTCGGCTTTACACGAGTCGGCTTGCCTACCATAATACGGTCGCCCTCACGAGTGAAAGTAGCCATCCACGTCATGTCCTCACCCGTTTGGAACACAACAGAGTTACCAGTGATCTCTACAATCTGAACTGGCTTTTTGAGCGCTTGAGACAGCATACGTCCCATCATCGCTGACAATGCGTCCACCCGGTTAGAAGGAGCGTCTTTGTCGTCATCCATGCTATATACTCCCCCCTTTTCAACAGTGCCCTCACTGTCGTCTTTGACAGAAATTGTCCCAGTCAGTTGGTTAGCTCCATGCAGAACAGGAGACATCTCGTACAACTCAACTTCTTTAAGCATATTTGCTTGACGCCCAGCATCAAAGTCGGCTGTAATTGTCTTGTAACCGATTGACCACTCTTGGTCCATACCGTAAAAAGCTACGTTAGCGAAAGCTTCACGACCACGCTCGGTGTTGAGGTTGAACTGAACCTTGGCAAATAGCCCGCCGATGCCTGCCTGCTTCATCTTTTCTGGGAGGCGAGGATCACTCTTGGGAACTTCATAAATTTCCAGAACCTTACCGATAGGCTGGTTCCAATCGTGGCCCCACACAACACGAGGCTTACGCCGTTTAAGAGAGCCATTAAACGCACCGGAAACCACCACATCACCGACTGAATCTTTGTTACCAATACCAGACACAAACGCTTCAACCACGCCTTGTGCTTTGTCAATGCCGATTTGACCGGAAATTGCCTTAAAATCAAAATCGGGATCAGTGTTCTCAGCAACATCTGACTGCTCAATTAAATTGGTCATGACTCTCCTTAAGAATACTGCGACACTCATATAGTACACTCTGCAACTGAACCATTAGAGAGGGTTTATATAAAAAGTGTGCGTTGGGTTTATATATTATCTCGTAAACTTTAACACGCAACGACAATTAATTGTCAAGCCCGGAGGGGCCAATGGGTCTTTCGGAAATCTAATCGGAGTCCCATCCACATAAAAGGCACTACTAACAGGGACTTTATCACCGTGTAACTGTCGATGACTGATCCGCACGCTCTCGTCCTTCAACGAAATCCACTCTTTGTTCAGACCAGTATCGGCACTAGCAGCAGAATCATACAGTCCTTGGTTATATGGGCCAAGAACAGCCGAGTCTACAATCATAGATTTGCGATTACTTCGCAATTTATTGAAAACTGCTTTAATAAGCACCGTAGCCAAAATAATCTTGAAAGTAATGTTTAGATCATTACCGTCCTTGTCACGCCCTAACGATGCAGAGGCCAAGGAAACTTCAACTTGATCCTGTGTCGTGGAGTTGAAATTGTTTACCGTAGCTAGGTGCTCAGAGATTGCGGCATCTGCCTGCTCTGCGGTTACAGATTCCCCATAACCTTCTTCTATATTGTCAGAAATCGCCTGCTGGTAAATGTCTTTCATTGAGTCTGTGAGAGGGATGGTACTTACAGCTAAAGCCGACATGGGGACAATTGAAGCGAAGTTGGCGTCTTCCCCTAATGTCAGTAAAGCTGATGTGGCCTGCGTGTTAATGGCATCAAGAACTGTCTGCTCTTGAGCGTCAATAATAACGTCTAACTGCTTAGACAGTTGATCTTCTAACGACTCAACCCTGTATAGAGCTTTTTCTTCCCAAGTTGTGTATCTACCTAGGTCACCAAACTTTAGACCTGCTGAAAAGGGGCACTCTTCTTACCCTCCGCTTCATCGCCTTCTAATTCGCTTGGAACTTGTGATGCAGGAGCTTCAATATTTTCAGTACCTGTTACAGTACCTGCTTCAACAAAGCCGCCCTCTTCTGGGCTAAACTCTGTGACCACGGACTGTTGAGCATTTTGTGCCTGAACATCTAACGGCACACCCTCTTCGACAGTACCCTGATCATTCATGGGCTTTTCTGTATTTGCAATTGGGGTCTGGTTCGGGTTAGAAAGGAGAGAGTCCGCAATGTCAGAAACAACCTTTTTCCTGCCGGACGCTTCACGGTATTCATTGGCACTAATCAAGCCAGTCTGAAACTCTGTCAGATGGTGACGCTCACGCTCTTGCTTAGCGAGGACAAGAATGGGAACGTTGTTCACATCAAAATCCACAAAGAAAGAGTCGTCAATCTTATCAAAGGAACGAGCAATCAAGTCAAGGTGCGGAGACATGGTTTCCATCCAGAAAACCTTACCTTCCTCCATAGCGTTAGAGAAAGTCCTACCAGACGAGTTACCGATGATAGACTCAGGTACACCAAACGCAGCAAGAATCTCTTCTTTTGTAATAGTACGCATCTGTACGTAAGCAGCATCTCGTGGACTCGCAGCAGTGTCTACGAAATCTGCACCGTCATCCGATGAGATGACACCAACCGACCCTGCACGACCAATATTGCCACGGAACCGGGAACGAAGTTCCTCTTTATCTTCGTCAGCAATCTCACTACGAAGAACCAACAGCCCGCCCGGTCGTCCATCGTTAATCAAGAAGTTACGGTTATAAATCTTAGCCAAGTTCTCTAGCTCAATAGCAACACCCGCTGCCTCCATCGGAGTCATAGATAGATAAGGGTCTAGTGGATGCGGGCGGCGAATCCAGATAACGTTCTCGGGTTTAATAGTACGCTTCTCCATCGCACTAATCTGAACCTCAAACCCCTTCACAAACTTGTTTACATCGGGAATGGGCGAAGTGTTCTGTGGGGGTAGCAGATGTAACGCAATAGGCTTACCGCCACGTCCTCTAACAATCTCAACAAAGACACCACGGCTACTAATCAGCAACTGCGAAGATAAACGATACCTGAAGGCAAAAGCGTTCTCTCCGTCATTTGCAGTGTTGTTGAACAATTTCAACATAGAGTGATCCCCGACAACCTCACCAAACGGATTGTTGTCTTTGCGGAACATCATAGGTAGGCGTGCCTGGTTTGATGAAATAACATCAATACAGCGGAACACCCAAGTAACCTTAGACACACCCTCTTTATAAGCCTTAGTGATATCCCAACCATCGTGATACCCACGATCATTGCCGGTCAACGACGGGCTGTACGAGACTGGTGCGCCTACCGAAACAGAAGCAGCCTTTTGCTGCCCCGAGATTGCATCTTGAAGAGATTTATTTGAACTTGAGTTCCACGCCATTATTCAGCCCCTAAGAGATAGCCGTAAATTCCACAAGCAAAGCCAGCGCTTGCCAGACCCCACCCCAAACTGAGTATACTAATACCAAAGCCTATTAGTAGTATACCAGCGCCCATCATGATATGAGCAGCGCCAGAACGATTTAGAAGATTCTTCATAGGTATACTGTACCGTTTATTTGTCTAGGAGACAAGCAGATATGTCCACAGAGACTCCCGACTGGGAAAAAATCAAAGCATATTTAGAACCAAAGCGATCTGAATACTGGGTTGAAGAACCCTCGCTAACTCAAAAAGTTTTTCTCCGGTCAGAAGGACAAGAAGTAATGTTTGGTGGAGCCGCAGGTGGGGGCAAATCCTCGGCACTGATTATGGCCGCTCTACAATACGTGGACATCCCAAACTACAGTGCTATCTTGTTTAGGCGCACATACGCTGACCTTGCCCTACCTGGCGCTCTAATGGACCGTTTCAGAGAATGGATTATGCAGTTTGATGATGTACACTGGAACGCAAATGCGTACACTGCAACGTTTCCCAATGGGGCACGAATAACATTCGGTTACCTAAATAACATCAACGACTATCTGCGATACAAGGGTTCAGAGTTTCAGTTCATCGGAATGGATGAGGTTACCGAAATCAGAGAAGCAGATTACCGGTACATGTTCTCACGTTTACGCCGCCCCGCAAGTGGTCCGCTAGCTTCAGTCCCTCTCAGAATGCGCTGTGCAACTAACCCTGCACCTAACTGGGTCCGTCAGCGTTTCCTAGTTGAAGGTAAAACCAAGGGACGTATCTTTATTCCCTCAATGCTAACTGATAACCCCGGAATTGACCCAGACTCCTACCGCACCATGCTCGCAGAGCTAGACCCCATCGAACGAAAGCGCCTAGAGTTTGGTGACTGGTGGGCAACCACACTCGGATCAATGTTTGACCGTGGTAGCTTTGAGGTCATTGAACCAAGCGAAATGCCAGACTTGAGTAAAGACACAACTGTGGTGCGATTCTGGGACTTAGCCGGAACTGAACCGTCTAACTCTAATCCTGATCCTGACTGGACAGTTGGATGCCTCGGAGCATTTGATAACGGTGTCTTTTACATCCTAGATGTACGCCGCATTCGTGCGAAAGGTGAAAAAGTTGAAAAGTTTATTAAAGAAACTGCTGAAGAGGACGGGCCTGAGATAACAATCCAGATGGAGCAAGAACCAGGATCAGCAGGTAAAAACTTAGTGGACCAATACGCTCGGTACGTCCTGCCAGGCTACACCTTCTCAGGGCAACGAGCCACAGGCGACAAAGTAACAAGAGCAAAGCCATTTGCGGCGGCTGTAGCTAACGGTAACGTGCGTCTAATACGAGGCGACTGGACCACAGACTTCATTGATGAACTGTCGTCCTTCCCCGAAGCACGAGTCCACGACGATCAAGTTGACGCCGCCACCCACGCCTTCAACCTATGCGCCGGACTCGGTATGGGCATTCGCCGCAAGATTGAAATCATCATCTAGAGAACTTCCCACCTCAACTGCTGCCTGTAGATATCTGGCTGAATAACAGTAGGATCAACCCACCAGTCTTCGTGTATAGTCCTAACAACTAATGTGTAGCCTAAGGCGTCTAGAATCTCTCGCTGTGCATCACGAATAGATTGGTTCCGAAAGTACATGTTAGCATCATGCTCAAACGTGATAACCGAAAACCGATAAACAGTAAGAGGTAAAGAAATTAGCCCAAGCAGAGAAGTGTACGGACTTCCCTCAGGTCGCATAGCTTGATCATACCCGTTGTCGATATCAACTTGCAGAAAGTCAATCTGCTTAGGCCACTCCTGTGACTTGAAATACTCTGTATAGTCAAAGCTCAACGCATCACCAAAACAAGGGTTCTTTCTATTGGAAGTAAACTGCTCCTTACGTTCAGGGTCAATTTCAAACGACACACCGTTCCAATTGAAATCCTCTTCAAGAATACGGGTGTTACTACCCTCGTGGGAATTGAAAGCACCTAGTTCGACATAATGCCCACCCTTCTTTAGTTGGGTCATTGCAATAACAAAGTTTTCTTGCTCGCTAGGACTAAACTGCTGATTCTGCATTTTTATCTCTCCAAAATTTAGTGGACGACATTTTAATGCCGTTTGTTGCCGGGTTGCCCCTGTGCTTGTAGCGACATGCAAACAATAACAATAGGTTTTGCTCAGGGGTGATGGCAATATCCATCTCTGGGAAAACTAACTCGCCCCCGTCGTAGCCGCTGTTCAAGTAATGGACCGAACTAAAGACATGAACGTTTTCCCGCTTTTCAGGATCATCCGAGTTATGATACAAGTCATCGTGTAAACCCATATCGCACCCCTCGGGATAGATCACAGCAGGTAGCGAACTATTCACCACAGCATCAAAGTCAAACGCCTCTTTTAACGCATCAGCTATAGACTGCGAATAAGTCAAGATGATCTGATCTTCCAGACTGTCAGGATTGCCACCATTGATAAGATGCCGAGTAAAGAAATTGTAGCACCGATCAGGCATCTCCATAATCTCACCGTCACGAGGATTCTCAACCATATGTAAAAGGCTTTCGCAGTCTGGTGAGAAATTGTGTATAAGAGCAAAGTCGTCACTTATGAACTCAAGCACTTATGCACCTCCAGTTTTAGTCGATGGCTAAAGTTATCAATCTCTAAAGCGTGCTGCGCCGCCTCCCTATCAGGGATGTTTCTATGGAAATCAATATACTCAGTCATGGCGTTAAATAAAGCCCACTTACTAGGCCCATAAGAACCACTGTTGTGCGAAGACGAATAAAGCGTTTTAACCCTACTGTGAACTGACTCAATGTGTTCCCGCTTCTTCTCTGTGTTTGCAGTCTTAAGAGGCCACACAGTTTCCAGTGCGCTTTCAATATAAGTCTGCGAAACCGGAACAGACATATGACTTATATTGTTCACAACATGCTGCGACCACGAAGCACGCATATTCAATACCTCTCTAGCTTCGCCATCTAAGTCAGCCTCACTGGGCGTATGGCGCTTACGGACACTGAACTCGTACTCTTTAGAGGCGTTAAATCTGTAGACAATGTGAGTGTTGCGCCGAGTGTCAAGATTGTAGTAGCAGATTGGGATGCTACCATCATGTGATGACATGACGATCACGTATGAATCAACTACGTCTGTATCATTGTTAGCTGTGGTAATAGAGAGTGACCCCGTGTGAACCACCGCAAAAAACTTACGGCCGTCGTCTAACACACCGCAGCCCATTAACTTAGCAGCATCACCATACTTGTTGACTAAAGAAATAGCCCGAGACAAAATCTTACGGTTTTGCTCAACCTCGTAACGATCTTTGACAACTTCCCAACTGTCTAAACGACAGGTTGCGCCACACGCTACTTCACGTCCAGTAGCAAAGCGATTGGGAATCTGTACATAAGCGTCCTGAAAGCGGTCATATACGAAAATAGGGTTAGTAACTACTAAGTAGTCGGCTAGCCCCTTCCGTAAAATATCATCAACTTCGTATGTACCGTCGTCCGCTGCCCTACCAGTTACAAGGGTGGACCATGCCTTATCGGTCATCTCCCGATCCACCAATCTTACCCCGGTCATATCTGCTGGACAACTTTGCGATATTAGCGTCTGCTACCTGATCCAGAGTATACCCAAGCTCCCAAGCAAGACCAGAAACGTACCACAGCACATCACCCAGTTCTTTCATGATGCTATTCTGAACCTCTTCCGAAAAAACACTATCCTTATCTCGGATTGCCTTTTTAACTTTGTCTGCCACTTCGCCCGCTTCGCTAGCTAGACCCAAAGCAGTATACACAATACCCTGATCCGGGGGGAATACTGCTGTTTCCCGTGCTGCCGCTTGATATGCATTCATTTCCATGTTAGTCTCCTAAGCTTGCTCGGAATGACCCGTGGGCCGTTCGATGTGAAGGTCTTCACCGTTTTTGGATTCAATAGGAACCCACGCAGGGGAATACGTGTGCTGTTTAATTTTACGCATCTTGATCAGTGTCCCATCCAGCAACACATCAAACTCGTCGTAGGTCATGCCTAACTTTGTGCGTAATTCTTCTTCGGTATAGCGCTGTGACTGCATAACACGCTGCATCAACCTAGACAAATATTTGGCAATCACAATCCCACGGTATCTGTTCATGTCAATGTGTAGCAGTACAGCTTCCACGTCGTCACACTTCACTACAGCAACAGGAACCTTTTTAATCTTCAACTCGTTTGCAATAATCCAGCGATGGTACCCGTCAATGATTGTACCATTCTTCTGAATTACAATTGGACTGAGAATACCGTATGTGTCTATAGACGATAATAGCCGCTTGTAGTCGGGTGCAACAATGTAACACGCAGACGACCACTTCGCAGGGGTTAACTCAGAGGTTTTACAATAATCCATTACCGTTACTCTACCGAGTGTCGTCTTGAATGTCAAGACTGTCCGCATCCATTAACTGCTGAGTCTCTTCGTCTAATAGCGCAACACGTTTATTGTGCGCCTTTGTTTTAGGGCCAACCGGGCTAGGGGAACCCATGAAAGAGTTTAAAAGCAAAGTTCTAATCAAATGATCTACTGGATACCCGTATGAATCTGTGGCGTGCTTCTTCTTGAAGTTGTTGGCATACACCAATGCAGCCCTATGAAGACCTGGTGTTAGCACATTATCATCAACGCAGTGCTTGACGCCCTTCCATCCTTCGGCAGCGTAAAAGTCAATAGCCGCCTCAATATCGTACTCTGCCCACAACTGACGCTGTGCCTCAATACTAGGGAAGCATCTATACAGTTCATCATAGAAGTCAGGTTCAGTGCGCAAAACATCCGACAGACGGCGAGCAGCCACTGAATGAAGAGGGATACCCACCCGCTGATTAGCCCCACTCATCGCTGCGTAATCGTAATAGTCGCAGTACTCCCCGTCATGCTCTTCGTGGATGAACTTAAGAACATCGTCAGATGTCCAGTCATAGATTACCTTAGCGAACCGCATTGGGATGGCCTTGGAAAGTTTGAAAGGTCGGTTGATATAGTTTTCATTCAACTTCTGTGTCACTGTCCGGTAACGGATCATAGACTCATTAGCCCGGATTCCAGTGATAAATGCCGTTCGCCCTTTCTTACCGTGCATGGTATACTCGTCAATCTTACGGGGAATTGCCTTCTCTGGGTTTAACCCAAAGTGCTCTGCCCTAAGTGACCCTTCAGGAAAAGGTCTGAACAAGCGCCCACTACGCTCTCGCTTCTTTGACCACAACAATACATATTGTCTGCGCCCCAGCACCCACAACTCTTGACCTTGAGGCAAACAGTACCACTCCATGTCAACCCAGTCGTAGTTGCTGACACGCTTTACATAGTCCTCTACCGCAGGAGAAAGCATTTCTTCATCCCGGAAGATTACTTTAACTGGCCCAAGCCCACGTTCTTCATGAATCTCTTTTGCAAGATACAAACATGCAGTAGAATCCTTGCCACCACTGAACTGAACACAGACTGTATCAAACGTGTCATAGACATGGCGCATCCGCTCTCTCGCAGCCTCAACACAATTTATGTCTAGAAACATTCGACGCCGTGCCATGTCAGCCTCGTGGAGAGTGTTGAGCAATAAAGTCCAGAAGACGCTCTGAAGTGGTGTCACCGTCGTAAGCAGGCTGATCCTTTAACCACCGTAAAAAGGAATACCACTTTGACTGCTGATCAGCATTCTCAAACACGAGAGTGAACTGAATAGCAGCGTTCTTTGTCCCTGAACTACCTGTAACAGTGCTGCCCTGTGTGACAATACTCTCTGTCGATGCAGTTGGGGTTAACGTAGTCGGGTCGGATGCAGGACGGTCAACACTCGTCGGAGTCTGAACTGGTTCTGTGGAAGTAATATCATTAATAACAATCTCGGGCGGAGTCCAACCCCCATTCGGATCAATCACTTCTCCAAGCTGATCAGCAATTACACTGTTTTCAATAGCAGCAACTGAAAAGTCGTCCCATCCTAGAACTTCAAAAAAGTCTTCATGATCACCGATGGCATCTGTTAGCATTTCGTAGAGTAAGTCGTTGTCGGTTACACCCAACTCTGAAATCCGGTTGTCTGCCAGAGCAAACGCCAACGCATCTGTTGTTGACATATCAACAACAGACACCGCAATCTGTTGCCAGCCCAATCGCTTTGCTGCCTCTAGTTGGTGGTTGCCCGCAATCACCGTAAGTTCACCGTTATCGCCCGTAACAGCGACAATAGGCTTCACCTGCCCGAACTTAGAATACGACGCCATAATTGCGTCTACGTCTCCTCGTCTTGCATTGTTTTCCAAGGGAATAAGTAAGTCGATGTCTACAGCAAGCCCCTGAATGTTCTCAGTAATATTGTGAATCATTTATACATCCTTAATCTTTTTAGCAACAATACTAACGTGTAAAAAGTTTCGATGAGCCGCTGCATACTCGTCCCATACCGGAAGGCCCTGTTGATTTCCTGAGAAAACTAGAGAAACGGGCCAGTAGTGGTCACACGCCATAACCTTGAAGCCGAAACTATCATCAAATAACGACACTAGGCCATCGGTAGTAAACCTAAAGTAGTCATTAGGGTAACCATGTATCGGGAACGTAAGATGCGTGTCAATATGTGCCAGACCGCCAAGCTTGAGAACTTTATTGATAGAAGCAGAAGCTACCCAAGGCTTTTCTACATGCTCGTAGACAGACCTTGCTAATACCCCATCAAACGAGCTTGTATCAAAAGTATCTTCCAGGCGATGTATGTCACTAACAATATCTACATCAATACCGTCGTCTTGAAAGTCCGTCTTTACGTAAGACTTAACGTTAGTAAACAACGCTTCGTGGTGCGTGCATACGTTGGGGTTTGACCTTGCTACGCCAACCTCAAGAATCTTCTTAGGTTCTCCAGCGTTCATCTTGTCTTGAAATACTTGAAACTCAACAGTGTCTTTGTATTTGGGGTCGCCTCTGTAATACTCGGTAGACATAATTAAAACTTTGACTGTGATCGAACATTTGCCGCAATCGTGCGTAGAGAGTCACACGCCGTGCGTAAGGAATGTAACTTTTCTCGTTTAGCCTTAACGAGCGCTTCAGCGACCATTGCATCATAATATAACTCGCTGGTCTTGTACCCTGCCCAACTCTCTTTCTGCTTAACAGCCCCTTCCGACGCAAGGTATTCTTTAAACCATTGCTTCTTGTATGCAGCCTCTTTCTGGGCGTGGTCTTTCGCCAGAACTTCAAACGCTTCTGTCTCATGCTCAATCTCACTTGTAAGGCGCAGTAACTCGCTCTCAACCTCTACAGGGGTAATTGGCTTGTTGCGTACAGTGTTCATAAGGGTAGTCTACTTACTATCAGGCAAAGCGTCAAGGGCGATTTTCAGTCGGTCAACTTCATCATTCCAGTCAACCTTAACACCCGGAACACCTCGCTCAAGTAACTCGTCTAAAAACTTACGCCCCAATTCGTTTTCCAACCACCGTGCCCAAACAAGTGGGTTCTTCGACTGCGCCCAGTGGCACGAGGCACACAGCGCCAAGGCGTTTCTCTCATCAGTCCTAGTCGCAGAAATGCTACGAGAAATAATATGAGCGCACTGAATTTGCTTTCCACTCTCCTTAGTGACACCACACCAACGACAAGTAAAGTTGTCCCTAGTGCGTACATACAGGCTATGTAGCTTAGTGGCTTTTGCCTTTGCGCTCTTACCATAGTCCGCAGGCATTAAAAGTCAATGTCCTGATAAATTGGAAAGAACCAGCCTCCGTCGTTATACTGTTCAGCCTCCGGCATATCTGGTCGATGAGAAATCCCAGAATAATGCAAAATGACAGCCTCTCGCCAAAGATCAGGATTGTTGGGTACAGTACCACGATGCATTAAGCGGGAGTGCCAAATAAGAACGTCGCCCTTGCTGGCAATAAACTTTTCTTTCTCTAGCCCGCCACGAGTCAGAATGTCTTCAAACATGGGAGTAAGGAACTCTTCCGAATACCTCGGCCACGCTGGATCGTCACGTAAACTAACCGGAATCCTCTGCTTAGCTCCCTCTTGTGTGATACGTGGTAACACATGACTGCCCCGAACAAACTCAAAAGGACCAGAGTCTTCATGAATGTCATCCAACGCAACCCATACCGCAAGATAATGATCGTTGTTAGAATCAGGGTTCAGGTATCCGTCTTGATGCCAGTTACGGGTGGTAGACTTCCACCCGGTAAGATTCAAATGAATCCCCATTGGATCACCGATCAGTTGTTCCAGAACGTCGTGAAGCGGCTTGTAAGTAGCCAACTCCATTAGGCTAGGGACTTGATAGTATGCACATTCCCCTGGATAGCCCATTGGCCTGTCATAGTTGACACGGTTATGCTGAACCCATGCCTCTTTGTACGTGTCGATAATATCATTAGGCATGAACGACTCCAACACCAAAACTCCATCAGTACGCCAAGTCTCCGCTACCTGACTTAAAAGTGAGTCGCCAACGCTTTCTCTATCAAGCCAAGGTAAGTCCTTGTCAGCAAAGCCGCCTGACAATAAGTTAATATCATTTAATAAGTCTGGATGTGCTTCAGTTGCTGAACCAATAAGGTTTTGCAGCAGTTCCGTTTTTCCATTCATTTCTCACTCTTTTCGCTTCATGAAAGTGCTGATCAGTATTGCACCAGCTTTCTAAATGTAGGCCAAGTAGCTCAGCCTCTTTGGGGTTAACTGTTATTCTAGTATGACAAGGCCGACACACTGCTAGTAGGTTGATGCGCTGTAGAATGCTTCCACCTTGAGAACGATTAACTAACTCGTGGATGTCCATAGAGTGATTGACTCCAATCACCCCCGGCTTACCGTCCTTTACTGCAAAGATTAAACACGCTTCGCAGTAAGGTTGATCGCTCAATAACTCTTTAACTAGTGACCGACGCTCCACATACTTATCGCTCATTTTCTTTGAACGGTTATTCAAAGGAGAGCGCTTCAACTGACTGTCTCCCCGCTTGAGGGGAGTGCGCCGAAGCGGTTTACCCCTTTTCATGACGCCAATAGTTCTTATGAATCTTCAGAATCTTTTTGTACAAGTGCGCTGCCCCAACATGAATATCAAACTTCTTTACCTTTTTGCGGATATCTTTAGAAGTATCTCTTAGGTAGTCATGATCTCGGAAGCGCTCAAGCATCTCAGGGTACTCTGACGGATCATTGACCATCAACCCTATCCCATGTGCTGAAGTTAGTTCTTCATACTGTGGAGAGTAAGAACACACAAAAGGAATACCCGCTGCGGCGTACTCCAGCCCCTTAATATAGGACTTGGCGTGATTGAACGGGATATTTGTAAGTGGGACAATCCCAACTTGAAATAAAAATCCATCCTGCAACTCATACGGTGGGAGGAACGGCGATGTTTCAACAATACCAGCGCTCACCCCAATTTCCCTATTGAAGCGGGGAACATTAGGAATTTTGATATCACCCGTGTGATGAAAGGACGCAAAGCTAGTTATCTGAGCACTATACGGTTTAAGTATCTCTAAGTCACCGCTTCTGTGGGCAGTCGAACCCATCCAACCTACAACCAGTTTGTGAGGGTTCGGTGACTCAAACGGAGGAACATCCTTATACTGTGCAGTAGTGACATAGTTTGTATGAAGCCACACATTATCATTCCAGTCCAATAACTTTTTCTCAAGAAAAGGAGTAGACGCAAAAATTGCATCAGACTCTTGTAAAATAGTTTTGTACCACTCAATGTTTTCGTCAGGATTCAACTTAGGATTAGACGCAGCAAACGCTGCATTCTTTTCGCTTAAACCCCAATACCAATCGTCAACATCATTGATAATAATCTGACCCGCATCCTGCGCCCTTTTCATATCAGGTAACACCTGCTTATGCATGTACCGCTGCATCACAATCACATCACAATCAAAGTGATCTCCAGAACCATCAAAGGCATGAATCCCAAACGTTCCAGTCATAGAGTTGTGTGCAAGAATCCCCACAGCAACGTCAATACCCTTTTTACGCAAAGGTAAAATATACTGCCCAATCCGAATGTGCCCCGACCCGCCCATGACAGGCGTCTGATCACGAGAAACCATAGAGCGTGACCAGTCATTAGATGCAAAGCCAATTTTCATTAGAACTTCCACACCCCATCAAGCGCAGCGTACAGGCAGTCGTCAGCCGCTGAAGTAGACAAGTCATTTGACTCAATCATTTGCTTATGTGCCAAAATAGCATCTCGTAAGAACGTAGCTAATGAAAGAGAGGGATCAGCAGGCTGACCTAGAGCCGTCAATCGCTCTACTTCGGCCAATCGCTTTTCAGCATAAAACCTGAACCGCTCTGACTTACTTTTTTGATCTTCCATCCCCGCAGCCGGATCAGTGACAAAATCTGGATACGATGAACGCAAAGACTTGATGTCTCTTTCCAGTTCGTTAATCTTTTCTGAAACCGTGCTGATGATTTCTAACAAGCAGTCTTTCCACATTGAAAGGTTTTCGGGCAGGCGAATAAAGTCCCTATCATGCTGTGACGCACTGTTTTTGATATCTTCGGATACAATAATTGCAAAGTTATGCATCTGGGACATAGATCATCTCCCGCCGAATTCAGGACAAATTGACTGATAGTCACACCAGTTGCACAGGGGACCAGTCCGAGTTTCAAACTCGCCAGAATCACACATTGTCCTAACTTCATCCCACGTCTTACGGACCTCCACACGGACAGCGTTCTCAAGCTCCTCGTCTACATTGTAACGTGCGAACTTGCCCGACTTAACGTACAACAACTCTGCCCGCTCAACCTCCAACCCAGTCTGTGCCTTAAGAAGAATGCTGTAGATAGTGATCTGCATCTTCTTTTCCCACTCGTACTGCTTGCGAGGCTTTTTGCCAGTCTTGTAATCAGAAATGACTAACTTGTTGTTTTCAATTGTGTAGCGGTCAATGATCCCGAACAATGGTACTCCGTCGATATCTCCGTCCATCTTTGCTTCAATGCCTTCGGCATCAAACGACGTAGGGTCTTCCATACCGAAATAGTTCTCAATGCACCACCACGCCTTCCAACGGAACTCGTTTTCATCACACTTTTCTGTAAGTGCATGAAACTCTGCCGACCACTTGTTGTCCCACTGCTCACGGGCTAACTTACGGGCAGTAGATTCTGTTCTCTCTTCCCGTGGATAAGTGAAAAGTTCTTCAAGCACCTCGTGAACGAAAGAACCTAAGTGCTGCGCTTCAGTTGACTCTGTAGGTAACCTATCCAGTTTGTAAAACTTGAACTTCAAAGGGCACTGCTGGAACGTGCTGATAGAACTAGGGGACATGTACTTCGGGTAGTCGTACTTAAGTGGCCCCAAGTCGAAGCTATCCTGCATCGCCTTCTGGTTCTACTTCTGTGCCCTCTGTCGTGGCCTGCTCTGATGCCGACTTAACAAAGGTCAACATCTCCTTAAGCAAGTCACGAGTCACATGCTCATTAGCAAACTCAACTCCGCCTGAAACCTCCACCCAATGCGCACGGCACGCCTCAATGACATTCTCCGCCTGATTGTTTAGAACTTCTCGGAGTTTTTCAAAGTGCTCCGGTGAGATAGGCTGATCAGCCATATCCTGTTCATGCTCCAGACTCATGGACTCTTCAGAACGAGCAAGATACAGGCCAACACCAAAGTGTTGCGCCGCCTTCTTCAAGGCATCTGAAACAGCGCCCTTCATCTCATCACCAAGATCAAGAATGTCGCCAGCCTTGGTGCGCTTAATCTTCTGCCCACCGATACCGTCCTTGACGATGGTTAGGGCAGGTGCCTCGTTTGTAGGAACAAACGTAGCGCTAAGACGAACGTGGGCAACAATAAAATCAGGATCAAGGCTATCACGCTCACACGAGACAATCTCATAGGACCACATGTCCACACCTAGCACCCTATTCAAACGAGTAATAACCTCGCTGACAGGAATATACGTGAGACTAGCCCCACCCTTCTTCAATTGCCGTTCAACCGCAGGATCAAAAGGCTCCGATAGCTGTTCAAATAATGTCACTTGTCTCTCCTAATAACTAGACTCTTTTTGGCTTCGCCAACTTCACAATAATCATCAGCATCTAAATGAAGCTCTTTTAACTTAGATACCTTCCAATAAGAAATACCTGCAAACTCTAGCGCCTCACGAATCATATCCGTGGGAGTCTTAACGACTTCGCCTGTCGTCAAATCGACACTACTGTCCACAAGCCGCTTGCTAACATCGTCAATGAGCGACTTATGGTCCCACGTCTTACGAGGTGACCCCGACTTAATCTCAACCGTTGCCCCGTCTACATCAACGGGAATCGTCAGGTTCCCAACATGCTCCGTAACGATAGACTGTAACTCGTTGAACAGTAGGGTACCAAACGACTTAACAGCGTGCAGGTCAGTAGCGAACTGCAATAAGTCAGTGGTGTCAGCGGATTCAATATCATCGCTGAGTTTAATGATGCTACCATCAAGGGTACGCAACAAAGACTGAACCTCGTGTAGTATTGACATAGGTTCAGATAAATCTGACATCTGGTCTCCTTAATAAATAGTAACTACGGCTAGTTTACACGATTTAACACCGCAGGTCAAGGCTATGATTCTGGATCAATCAGCAGTTGTTCTAAGGCATAGTCAACGCTGAACTCTAAAGGATTCTTAACCGACGAAATCGCCTCTTCCGACACCATCGTCAGCTTCTCCGAAAAGAGCCGGATAGCATTGTCTTTGACGGCCTCTTGCATTTCATCATCAGAAGCTTCACTCCCCAGCATTTTATAAATACCGCTAGCGACAAACTCATCTATTTCATTATTAAGATACTGGTCCGAAATAGCAATAGTCAGATGATCCATAGTCCAGGAAATAACAGAGAAGTCTTTGCCGTCAATACCTGTCTTCGGTGCATTAACAAACGTAATCTTGATATCACCACGTTTTAAAACCGCTAATACATCGGGATCAAAATCGTCATACCCGGTGAACATCTTCAGACCCCTCTAGCAAACGAACTAGATCAGGACCCGTTTGACCTCCCCAAACTCCAATTGTTAACTGATTGTCTAATGCAAACTGTAAACACTGTTCTCTGACACCACAAACTTTATCGCACATAGAAATAGCCTCTCTACGTAACGTGGGCTTCGACGAAAAGAACAACCTATCCTCTCCGACACAAGGAGTCTCCTTAAACCACTCGGGCGCTTTGACGTTTAACATGCTGTATCCTTCATCACAAGCATATTGTATAAACACAGTGTCAAGGTATCAACCCAAAACCACACTTGACACAAACAGCGCAGAGGACTACCCTATCAGCAAACCTACAAAGGAGAAACCTGCCACAAGACTGAAACCGGGGAACCCCGATGACATAAACGTTCACTGAAGGACCGGAGGGTAACACTCGTTACGCAACTGGTTAACTACTGATAAGACGGGCACGTCTGTATCACAGAGTAAAGATTTGGATCGCACGATACACTGGAACACCATTCTTGACGGAATGCCAGTCACTGCACGGAGAGCATCAAGACTTGAGATACAGATTCGGAACAAGCAAGCGCCCACGCAGTTCCGGCACACGGGCTACTAGAGCCATATCTAGGGAGAGTGGGCATCGCTGAAAAAATAGGCGGTGTTTGGGGTCCATGAAGTGAACAGTACTTATATAACACTACGGGAATTGCCTAAGGCTATCGTGGGGCGGCGTCAACCTCCACACGATAGGGTAGGTGTTCTATACCCAAACACATACACCGACAGGCTGAGACTAAGCAGAGGAAGACTTCAACATCTTCACTTGCTGAGCGTCCAAGAAGACAGTAGCTGTGCCATTGACAATCTCCACCTGATCCAAGGGGACTCCAACCTTAGACGCAATTACTGCCTTCGTCTTTATTTCGTCCATAGGTTCGTATGGCTCAAAAAACTCTCCATCCTCTGCTAAAACCTGCATCAAAGGAACAGGCGCTGGCGGAGCGCCACACGTTTTACAGCATAGACGATCTTCATTGATCTTGGGCTTACGGGAGCTTTCCACGGAATGCCCACAGTCAAGTTCGATGTGCCACTTAGTTTTCCCATACTCACCCAAACGAACAGCTTGAGTTACCATCCGCTTCGGACCACGTTTACTCATACAAATATCGTACCAGCACCCTTGACTCAAGACCAGCGAAAGCATACAATACGCTTATGGACAAATCTAAACTTCTTGAAGACGCACTGGGCCAGATTGAAAAACAGTTTGGGGAAGGTGCAATCATGCGCCTCGGGGACAACGCCTCAATGGCCGTAGAGACCATTTCAACAGGATCAATCGCCCTAGACTTAGCGCTCGGTGTTGGTGGCCTCCCACGAGGGCGTGTCACTGAAGTTTACGGTCCAGAGTCGTCAGGCAAGACCACGGTAGCTTTGCATGTGATTGCTGAAGCACAAAAGAACGGCGGGCAGTGTGCATTCATCGACGCTGAGCACGCCCTTGACCCAATCTACGCAAAAGCAATCGGATGCGACGTAGACTCTCTACTCGTTGCTCAGCCAGACACCGGGGAGCAGGCGCTGACCATCACGAACAAGTTGATTGAATCAGGTGCCCTAGACGTTGTAGTCGTGGACTCGGTAGCAGCCCTTACACCCCGTGCCGAGATTGAAGGCGAAATGGGTGACAGTCATGTTGGACTACACGCACGACTCATGTCTCAAGCTATGCGTAAGATTGTTGCAAACTTGAACAACTCAAAGACCACACTAATCATGATTAATCAGTTGCGAGAAAAAATTGGTGTCATGTTTGGATCACCCGAAGTGACTACTGGTGGTAAGGCTCTAAAGTTCTACGCATCGGTTCGCCTAGACATTCGACGCATTGAAACACTGAAGGACGCTTCCGAAGCAGTCGGTAACAAGACCCGTGTTAAGGTTGTGAAGAACAAGGTCGCTCCCCCATTCAGGCAGGCAGAGTTTGAGATTGCTTACGGTGAAGGTATCAGCCGAACCGGGGACATTGTAGATATCGCTGCACAAATGGGAATCCTTGATAAGAAGGGTGCGTGGTACGCCTACGAGGGCACGAACATTGGACAGGGGCGGGTTAATACCAAGGCGTACCTTGATGAAAACGAAGATGTACGGGAAACAATTGCGAAGGCAATCTACGCTTCGATTTGACAGACCGTAGGATATGTGGTAGCCTTCCTATTCCAAGGAGGAAACCACTATGCCTAAAAAAGCAAAAACAACCGAACCCGTAGGCCCGCCTAAAGGATGGGTTGTGTGTGAGACATTTCAAATGTCGCCACAAGTAACGCTATCCAAAGGCGATGAATGCCGAGTAAAAGGAGAGCAAGGCAAGTTCGTATTCTTACGACATGTCTGGAACACCAACACCAACAGTGAGTGGGTTGACGTTTGGGGAGGCTCAGCCGGTCATAGTCAATGGAGGTCTGTCAGGATCGAACGGCTGAAGCACATTCCGAAAAAACGCTCCCGTAAAAAGAAAGAACCCCGGTCACATCAGTAACCAGGGAACTCTCCAGTTAGGGGGTTACACAAAAGGAGTAAAACTCGTCCCCTAACAGTTGTATTCTACAGCATCACTTCACGCTTGTTCAAGCGATCTGTGTGCTACCTCAGACTACCGAGGCAGTTGAGTGGTCGCCAACCTTTGTAGCGGCAAATGACTTCACCACTGAAAGAGCGGCGGCAACTGCTGCGGTGGCAGCACCCTTAGCTGACGCCATGTCAGTCACGACAAACATTGCCAAAAACGTCTGAGCAAATGTCATGAGGGCACGTTCTGCAACCTGCTTGTAAATACTAACTTCCATACTGTTCTCCTTGTTAGGGGACTATGACCAAGACAATCTGTCTCTCTTATATTGTACCATACCTCATATAACATGATAGGAGGACAATTATAAAAGTTATTTAACTTTATCTGGTGCGAGTCTGAATGCGGCATCAATTTCGTCCGCAGTAACCACCCCATCATCAGCATAAGCCCCAGCCAGCTTCTGCAAAACAGTAGCGGTTGCTGTAACGCCAGCGAGAAACGCAGCTTTCCACGGCTCAATACCACCGATAAAGCTTGCACCGCCAATGATAGCCATAGCATTCATAACAAAAACCGCAAAGATGCGGCCTATGGTGTTAACAATCAGTTTACGTGTTTCATTCTTCATTTTTATCACTTTCCTTTTCATCATCTATGTAATCCAATACAGTTCCTAGTAGGTGCAGCCCTAGCCCTGCAACAGAGATATAAATACCTCTATGTAGTGTCGTGGACGATAGGGTGACGAGAACCAAGCCTGTTCCCGCCAAGGTCCAGCCGAGGTAAAGCATTTCCCGTCCCATTCGTTTGACAGCACCAATTAATTTTTCAACCAACTTCATATCGCCTCCTTTCAGCGAGTCTTTCTTCTTGAACTTTTTCTGTCGCCGCCAGAGTCGCTGCTACCACCGCCTCCGCCTCCGCCACCGCCACCTCCGCCACCTCCGCCAGCAGGACCAGATGGGCCGGAAGATGCTGCCGCTGCAACAACAGTGGCCGCTGCCGTAGCTGCAACAACGGTACGCCGAGTTTCCGTATCGACGGTAGACCCATCTGCTACGTACTCGTTGTAAGCGTCATCCTCAAAGATGTTAACTGAGTCCTCAAACTCTTCTTTGACTTCCCCTCCAGCGTCATTCAGGGCGGTGACAAGAATCTTTTTACCGTCGTCAGAAATTTCATCAAAGTTTGCTTCTGACACAAGTGCGCTAACCTCTTCGACTGTGACTTCACCGTCAACAACATCCAAGAAATCTTCAGCTAGCTGCTCGTCTATGGCGTCAAGTGCTTCAACAACTTTTTCTTCAGCCTCGTCAACCTCAGACAGTTCTACGCCCTCAATATCAATACCAAGACTGTTGAGGTCTAATGCTAGCTCTTCGTACTCTTCTTCAACGGCGAACTCTTCAAAGAAATCTTCAACGTCAACTTCTTCACCGTTGATGGTGACGACTTCCGGCTCAGGTTCCGGCTCAGGTTCGGGTTCCGGCTCAGGTTCGGGTTCCGGCTCAGGTTCGGGTTCCGG